TTTTGATGGCAAACCTTGGCGAAAATATGAACAATGCCCAAAATGTAATTACAAAACGGAGGCAAAGTAATGAGCGGTTTAATTGATTGGGAAAAACTATTACGCGAGCAGATTGCTAAAGATTTAGAAGCGATAGTGGTACCTACGACTATTTCAAGTGATTGGTATGCGGCAACCAGCCGTACAAAAATGGTAGCAATTGCAATAGTGAAGTTCGGACTACCGGAAGAAGGAGAAAAATGAACGAATTGATATTAAATTTTTTCCAAACGCCTTATCAATTTGTGGGTATAGTTTTAGTAATTGTTACGGTTAGTGGGGTGATAGGGAGTAGAGATGTATAAATCAATTCAGGAGATCCAAGAAGATAACGAATCAATCGGGCAAAAATTCTTTCGCAATGAGTGGTATTGCCAAGTGGCAGATCCAATGGTTTACGGTGGGGCATATTTCATAACCAAAGAAGAACTGAATATTGGATCAGTAGTAGTGCCGGAATCGTTTACGATTAGATTTATCCGACCGGATAAAACGATCGGGACTTACGGGGCGACAGGTCAATATCAAACATTAGAATCGGCGCAAGAATCAGTAAAGGGGATAGAATGATCGGGATAATAATTCTAGGCAGTTTGGTTATGGTAGCCATCGCAGATGTATTGATGGGGATACAAGATTGGATGAATCGTGAATAGAAAATTTAAACGCGCGGCAGAAAAAGCGGGAGTACCGCATACAGTAACTTTTCCTAACCTAGTTACCGATACTGAGTGTGCCGTAATTGTGGTTTGGGACGAAAAGTTTACGCCAACACTTACATTTGTGGATGGTAATCAAGTAATTTATTCAATTCCGGCATTAGAGTTTATGGAATCAATCGGGAAACTTACGCGTGAAGCGTTAGATCGATTTAAAAAGTCGATTGAAAAATAAATGGCTTGGTGGCGGAAAAAAGATCGTGATGGGTCTAAATGGATCTGCCCTTATGAAGGGTGCGAAGATTACATTATTTGGAATCCAGCAATCGACCTTAACGAAGCCATATATAACCACGTTTTTCATCTTCATCCAGTAGATCTAAATCCGGATTTAAGTCGATTGCTTACAAAGGAAATGCGTAAAGAATATGTAGAATTCTGCTTGAAGATCCAAGCGGATAATTTCATCGAAGAAATGGGGCAAATAGAATGAGATCAATAGACGATATGTATGTTTTAATCGCGCATAACGCCAGCGCAACTTCTCAAAAAGCGGCAGAAAAAATCTTACCTAAATCAGGATCGATACGCCGTCGGATATACGACACGATTGCTTCTTTTAATGGTTTGGCTGATTTTGAATTAGAAGAAATTTTAAAAGGTAAACATCAGAGTATTAGCGCGGGGCGTAGATCGCTTGTGCTAGATGGGTTTATTGTTGATAGTGGATATACAAAGGTAAACGAAAGTGCCAACGAATGTACGGTTTGGAAAATTGCGTCGAGTATTCAAGGCGAATTGTGGCTATGAACGCGTTAATTATCTTTTTAATTTCAATAATTTTGTTGGCTTATTGGGCGGTCAGATGATTAAATTAATTTTAATTTGGATCGCAGTAATGGATACAATCGGAATTGTATTTGGCATATACGGTTATGGTTCAGCGAAAGGGTGGTGGGATTAATGCCTTTTTATGATTACGAATGCCCGAAAGATGGAATTATTATTGCGATTTATAAAACATTTTCAGATGAAACCGTTCCAAACTGTGAAACGTGCGGCACGGAAACTGTTAAAAAGTTTGAAGCGACACCTGCCATATTTCGTGGTGGGGGATGGGGTGGGCAATGAAAAAAGTTTGGAGTAACTATTTTAGAATTACGGTTGCCGCAGGAATCGGTAAAAGGTTTGCTATTGGAATTGCGATTGACCGATGGTCAGCGTCTATTGATTTTCTCTGCTTTTGGATGGCGGTGGAATGGTGAGCGATGTAGAAAATATTTTAGAAGATCGACAAGAAGATTACGGGGACGCGTTGCCTAACTTTCGTAAGATTGGCAGAATTTGGGGAGCGTTACTAGGGATCGAAGATATTCCGCCATTTAAGGTTGCGTTGATGATGGACGGACTAAAGAGCGTAAGGCTATCCGGCAATCCTGAGCATAAAGATTCGTGGGTGGATAAATTAGGTTACACCAGCCTCGGACAAACGATTTCAGAGGAGACAATAAAAAGATGTAAGTGCGGAGCGTGGCAAGATTTGAATTTGGGTTGCCCGACTTGTACCCTGATTGATGAAAGATACTTACCGAAGGGAGAATCAGCAAAATGATCTCAACCAATGGAGTTTTAAAGTGATGGCACTAAAGAGCGGGGAAACAGGCTCAGCCTGACTCGATTCGCACGATCTCTTTTAGTAATTGCGTTAGCATTTGGGATCGGATTCGCGTCGCCAGCCGTGGCGATTGCGCCAATAAAGATGGTTTCGTTTGTAAAACGAACTCCCGTCGAAGCGATGGCGTATGCCCGTACAAAGATTTCAAACCCGAAACAATGGGGTTGCTTAAGGCTCTTGTGGACGGCTGAGAGTAATTGGCGACCAAATGCGTATAACCACACGGCTGTAAGGGTTGGACGGCTTAAAGTCCACGCTGGCGGGATTCCGCAGATTTTAGGGATGAACCCGTCGATCAGGGTCGAAGATCAGATTAAACAAGGGTTTGAATATATAACAAATCGTTATAAAACCCCTTGCCAAGCGTGGAGTTTCCATTTACGCAATAACTGGTATTAGAACAAACGTTCGAATAAAAAAGTTACCTAAAGTTACCTTTTGGGCTTGTAAAGGTTACGGTTTAGCGGTACTTTCTGCTTGTCGGAAAAGATCCGAGATTCACGAAAGGGGCAAAAAATGGAAGAAATGTTTGATCGGAAAGAAATTAGCAAAGCGGTTAAGCAGTATCAACAAGCGTTAAAAAAACAAATTAACCAAGAAATGGCTCAATCCGATATGGCGAAAGAAGCCGCGGATCGTGGTTACCGTAATTGCGACGCTCAAGAATTAGTCGCTCAAATTGGAAAAATGAATGTAATGGCAATCTCAGGTGGTCGCGTTCAAGTTAGAAAAACTGGGATTACTCTTCAAGTCGGGAAAGGTTATAGCGTCGAAATCGACGTGAACTTTTTAGATCTTTATGATGTAAAAAGAGTTTACAGCCGTGCGGGGGATAGATCAGTAAAAGGCGAAGTGAGGGACGTTTACGCAGAAGATGTTGGAGACGTTGCGTATTACGCAAGTTGCTTTGTGAATGTAGCGTTCGGCGGCAAAGAATGGCAAGAGGTGGTCAAATAATGGCAATTAAAATGGTGGAATCTATGCCGAAGGGGGACAAATAAATGAAATGCCCTAAATGTCAAACCAAAATGCACACAAATAAAATCATTAATTTTGATGGCAAACCTTGGCGAAAATATGAACAATGC